CTCGCTGTAGCCAAAAGACCGCTAAGGGCCTCCGTTGCAAGTCGCATGGTATCGAGACGAATGGCAAGATTATCTGTGCTACCCATCTTAAGCACATGGTGCCAGAGCTTATTCCTGTTGCTACACCTACACCTACACCAACACCTATCTGTACTCATAAGAAGAGCTGTACTACATCTACTGAGAGCTGCTGCGAGTGTAGTGATATGCGACCTATTGAAGAGCATGGATATAAGTCATATAACAAGAAGTTTTCTCATGAGTTCACTATTGTCTCTCGCCACCACTACTATTGCTTTGACTGTAAGAAGCGTCTGAATCAAGAGCAGTTTGATACTACTATTACTGAGATGAAGAAGATTGTTGGTATTAATGACGTGGCAAACTATTACCTCTCCAGTCTTAAGAAGACCCACAAGATTCTTGTTGATATACCTTCTAGTGTTGAGATTAGTGAGGCAAACTGGAATTTTCACGTAAATGACACTCTTGACCACATTCTTAGTAGCCGTCTTGCTGGAATGCCAGAGGATGTAGCGACCTGGAGCACGAATGACCTACAGATCTACACCTTGATGAATAAACTCACAACGATTCACAAGAGTATGCTAACACAAGCAGAGCCGCAACCGCAACCGCAACCGCAACCACAACCGCAACCGCCAAAGCCTGTAGATCCTGACCGCCCTAAAACTCTTGAGGCCGCATATGAGCGTATTGATGAACTCCAGAAGATTAATAAGTTACATGTTAAGATGAATCTCTGGAACTCTGGCAGTCGTTACTTCTGAGCATAATCATAAGAAATGTGAGGATTGTAATAACTGGATTGAGAAACTACATGATTAAAAAAAAAATAAAATTGATTTTTTAATCTCGCAAATATTTTTATTAATATGGATATTAGAAGAAAGCGTATAATATGTTTAGTTATTTGTTATATTATTATATTATCCTTTCTGTAAAATAAAATAAAATTGAAAAAACAATCCCTATATATTTAGTATAAAATGAAGTTTGGCATATATATGTTTCTTGCATTTATTCTTATTGTGAGTTTCTGTGCAGCGCTTTAAAAATTGATTCCATCAGTGATACATTTTTAGCATCAACAAAGATGACTCGTCAGCGTATTATGCAAATTACATTTGGTTTTATTCTCTTTCTAGTGCTATCAGTAGCAATCACAGGGATTGTTGCTTTTAGCATGATGGTTTAAATACTATACAACTTATTATGTAGGCAAATGACAGACCCTTACTACACTATTAAGATTGATGGATGGAAGCATATGATTGATTGGATTACAGCAACGGATATTTCTTTCAAAGAGTTTTGTATGAAACATAAGATGGATTATATTCTTTTTTCAGGATATGCTTCTTATATGGAGAATATGGGTTCTGATGAAGAGCGCTTGGCATTTGTTAACAAACAAATTAATAAGTGTCAGCGACAACTAGAAGAGTATATTGAAAGTAAGATGAAATCTTGTGGATGTTTATAAAAAATTGAATTCATAATCGCTAATTTTTTACTTATATTCAAAGATGAAGTATCACGCTCGTATCTTTGTTGATGGCTATGAGTCTGATGTTAAGAGTTTTAAAGTTGATGAAGTGAAATCTATTGTTGAATGTATTTATGAATATATCCAACAACAGAAGCTAACTCTTACACTTAATATGAGAGATTATAACACCGCAGTTGCCTTAAATGTGGGATCTAACTTTAGTACACTGAATGGAAAACGTATTGAATTAGAGCCATTTGGATTCCATAAGAAGCTAGGCATCCAGTTTGATTATGTAAATGATAATAATGATGTTTGCTATTGCTATGATATCTGGTGCGAAGGAAGTTGTGGGACACTAGACTGTGGTTGTATTGATCTATGTCGTGGAAGATGCGGATCTGGATATGATTCTTACTAAAGAAAAAAATTGCTCTATCATAATCCCCCAAAAAAATTGCTCTATCATAATCCCCCAAAAAAATTGCTCTATCATAAATGATTCATTTTTTTTGTTCCAAAAAAATTGAACCCATCATCCCCAATAATAATGTATTCTACAAAGATGTTCTCCTTTACAAACACAATTCGTAATATGGCTGATGAGATTGATAACTCTCATATGCGTGCAAATATATTTCTTCGTGCTACGGAAATCAGACCTTTCACACCTGAAATCAAGACAGCTCTAGTAAAGCTATGTTCTAACATGCTAGGACAACTTGAAATTCTAAGAAATATTAAAGGTCCATATGAAGAGCGAGTTGAAATTGTGAACAAGCTATTCCTAACTTTGATGGAATATCCAGAGTTTCTTGCATTATACCCTAAGTTTCGGATGACGACTGAAATGAAGCAAAAAGAACTTATGAATGAAATTGCGAATATTCCTAATCTTGAAGAGTCGGTGGTTCTTAAAGATTATAAATATTATTTGAGTATGCTTAAGGCACGTGCTGATTATAAGGAGTATTACGAGATGATTCATGCAAAGCCTGTAGAGCATGTAAACCCTCTAGAACATGTAAAGCCGCTAGTGCAACATCATTATAATCTGCGCTCTCGCACAGTATACTAAAACCCATATTAACACAAAAAATTGATACTACACATGTATATTTTTTTGTATTCTAAAATGTCTGAATATGAAGAGCATTTTGCACCAAATGCGAGTGAAGGTTCTGATAATGAATCAATTGAAGAAAAGCCTATGAAGAGGTATGCCACGCGTTCACAGAATGAAACCTCAAATATTACTTCTCTTAAAAAGGAAAATATTAAGTTGGTAAAGGAGAAAATTAAAAAGGATGAATCCGAACAAGTTCGTTATCTATCTCTTGATAATGCAACAAAAGAAGTTGAGATTGAAGAGTTGAAAGAGATTATTAAGAAGTATGAAATGCTTATTAAACCAATCAAGCAGTTTGAAGAAGTGATTAAAAAAATTGACAAAAATAATTCAGTATATATGTCACTTATAGGAAAAGTTAATTCTACAAATTATAAAGACCTTATGGTTGCGGAATCACAGCAGATTGAGGTGGTCACTCTTCCAACTCTAGAAATTCCAGAGATTCAAAATACTCTTAATGCATTACAAAATTCCTATAATGTAAAAAAGGCAACACAAGATGTAAATCGTGAAAACTTTCATGAAATTCTCTTTTGGAATGCGACTAGTAAAAAACGTAAGTTGTATTTCTATATCGAAACCTTTATTGGATTTATCATCTTTTATGCATTAGCGCGTTTGTATTTGGAAAAATAAATAAATAAATTAAATAATGCATGTTGAACCTAAATATTTTTTTACTATTCTAATAAGATGGTAGATTTTAAAGTATTAAACATTCAACGAAATATAGAAGAAGTTGGTCATATTAAATATAATATTGCGACTCTAATAATACCTAATTTAGAGCTCTATGAAGTAACACATGAATCTTTTTTAAATTTTCAATCAAGATTATATTATGAATTAAAAGTTCTTTTTTGGGATCCATATATCAGATTTGAAAAGAATGAAGCAAATTATAAATATAGTATAAGAATTTATGATATATATTCTTTAGAAAATATATCTAAGTTAGAAGGTGTGGTAAATAATATATTTAGTAGTTTCCCTTTTAAATGTAAAAGTAAAAAAAGAAAAATGATAAATTATGTAGATATTACTAATAAAATTAGTAAATTAACTATTTAAAAACTTATATTAAATAGTAATAATGGACTTTGAAAAATCTCTAATACAACTAACTATTACATGGGAAACACATGGTGCTATTGAAGTTCCACGGCTACAATTTCACTTTGGTGCTGCGGTTGACTTTCGCAGAGGTCTATCAGCGAAATTAAGTTCCACAAACTCGTTTGTAGAATAGAAGACCCGCCTAAGACCATAATTCTTCACACACTTCTCTAGAAACTTGTGGCAATCATAACATGGCTCTGAATTTTGAATCTTATCTATCCCAAACTTTGTGTGGCATCTTGAGATACGAAACACATACATAGAGGCACCCCGCATTTGATCAAAATCACCCAACTGTTTCACTACATTTCTCTCTGCATGTATTGTGCAATCACTATAACCGCATCCGCGCGAACGAGTGCCGACGCGATTTGTCGCAACAGCAATTACCTTATTTCTCTTTACTAAGAAAGCCACGTGCACACTTGTCTTATAAGATTGCACGAGGTTTAGAATTGTCTTGTCGTTGATAAGAGTTGATAGTAGGAACTCCATGTTAAAGTAACATATAAGGTGGGTTTATTGTATCAATTTTTTATTTTAGTAAAAAATTGATATTAAAGTGTAGAGTATAATTGTATTAAAATGAACTTTGAAGTGAATGAAATTAATATTCATTCAAAGCCTGTAAAATGTCTAAAAATTACTGGTTCTTCTATTCAGTATCGCAATCCTGCGCATACAATTATTCTTCTTGATACGAGTGGTTCTATGAATGATTCTCGTAAGTTACAGAATGTAAAGAAAAGTCTTATGTTTCTATTAAAGTTTCTTCATAAGTCTGATTATTTATCTCTAGTAACATTCAATAATATTTCTCAAATTCTTATTGAAAATATGAATGCAAGTGCAGAATATATGGAAGCATTCCGTTATACAATTGATACATTAGAAGCAGAAGGTGGCACAAATCTTTCTGCTGGACTTTTAAATGTTAAAAGTATTCTTGATCGTGTAAATAGTTCACTTGTATCAAAAACAGGATTAATTATTTTAACAGATGGTCATGCGAATGAAGGACTCGTGCGTAATGATGATTTGCTAAGAGTTATTCAAGGCATTAAAAATGTAAGTCCTAATCTTTCTATTACAACAATTGGTTATAATGAAGATCATAATGCAAATATTCTTAAAGAAATTGCAACTCATGGTGGTGGCTCGTATAATATTGTAAATAATATTGAACAAGTTGCTAGTGTATTTGGCGATATTCTTGGAGGTCTTATTAGTACTGTTGCACAAAATGTTAACGTAACATATCCATCGTCATGGAACAATTTAAATATGTATAAAAAAACTCTTGTAAATAGCAATACTACACTTTCTATTGGTGATATTTGTGGTGAATCTGAAACAATTCTTCTCTTTGAGAATAGTGATCTAAGTAATATTAGTGTATCTGGTGTAAATACAAATACACTTGAAACTGTTCAAACCACAATTACATGGGATTCATCCACATATAGTTCATATAAAGATACATATATGATGGCATATATTCGTAATTCTGTTGCACATATTCTAACAAATTTGAATTCTATGGATAAAGAAATAATTAAGAGTAGACTAATTGAAATGAAAGAATATCTCAATACTCCTATTGTTCAGTTTAACCCACTCACCAAAATGCTAAAAGAAGAAATTACATCTATTGAAGAACAACTATACAGTTCATGTATAGATAATACAAACAATCTTCAAACAAGTATGGTTCTTGGATTTGGTCGTGGGCTATCACGTCATCGCACTACTCCTATTCGTAGATCAAGTGAATCATATGATGTTAATGATATTGCTAATATTATGAATAATATGAACATGACAACACCATTTTCAAACCGTGTTCAGCAGCAACTTACACAGCAAATGTGTTCTATGACTGCAGATGATCCAAAATAGTTAAATTAAAACCTAAACATTAATTATAGTTATAATTAGAAATGTTACAATTTTCTGATATTGAATCGTTTTTTAATTATTTAGACAATAATTATGTAAATACAGGTCTTTATATGAAAGTAGAAGGATTAAATAGAGAATCAAACGATTTTTGGAATGTAGAAGAAACGCATCAACTATTATCATTTTCAAATATTGATAAATTTAAAAATTCATATGAACTATTTCGTAGTTCAAATATGAATATAGAATATATTCAGTATAAGTCATTTCAGACTTCTGTGAAGATTTATGTGAATGCTCATCGTCTTGTGTTAGCAATCAAGGATACAAATGAAATGCCAGATTTTAATACAATTCATGCGTTTGCTAAAAGTATGAATATGAATAATATTATAGTAAGTTTAAAGATGGATTAATTCTTAGATTTTAAATTTAATTTGTATATAAAATAAATACCCGCGCATACTAAAATGATTTCTTCAATATGCAGTTGGACAGTTCTCCATTTTGATAATATAAAACTATTTTTATCAAAATCAGAGGATATATCACAAATTTCGCATTTTTTATCAAGATGAATATCTGTTTTTGATGGGCGGATTCGTATTAAAGATTTAGGAGGAGCGCAAAGTTCAATATATTGAAGTTGTGCACATATAGATATAACCCAATCAATATGTCCTTGTATAGGATATATATTTGGTAGAATTTTTTTAACGCCTTTTTTATTAATTAAATATGCGGTTAATCCAGTAAATTCAACCATTTTTATACAATAAGGATCATCAGGATGAATAGGTTCGTGTTTTTTATTACCAAAATATGGGGATAAAATACAAAAGTCCCACATGTTAGAATTTTTTATTACAACTGATTTATCAGTAAAATCTTTCATTCGATTTACAGCACCATCGTCTAGATAAATATCATCTTCAAAAACTAACGCAACATCAGAGTTTGATTTTTCTAAAAAATGTTTCCATACTTCTACATGACTAATATAACAACCAACACCTCCTTTTGAGTTAAGTTCCATATGAGAACGTCTGATCCCACGCACAATATTATACTTTGTAAATAATGATACACGATTATCAGTATCAATATTTATTGTTTTACCATCTGTAGCAGACCATCGTTCTAGATTAGTTAACATAGGAACACCAGAACCTTTATTAAATGATGCCCATCTATCTTTTCTCTTATCAAGATTAATTACATATTTAGGAATAGAATCAAAATCCCAACTCATTTACTTATTTATTATCGATAAATAAAATTGAAACTAAAATCTACAAAAAATAAGTATCAAAAATGTCTGGAACAACTATGATGATTCAAGGTAATTTTATTATAATTAATCTAGAGAAGATTGAAGAAGATGTATTTCATGATGCGGATAAGCAAACAGTTGTATTTCTAGCAAAGCATCTTGGTGGATTTAATATTAATTATTCAAACCGAACTATTACTCTTTATCTAACGCTAGAAGGTATTAGTTCTTATAATATTGACTTTGACCGTGGAGGTATTGATTCACGAATTTCTCAAATAAATTTTGATAATGCTATTAAAATTCTAACTGTTTCTGCTTAAATAGTGAATTTCTCAACACGGCCGTCTTGTAAATAATAACTCTTAACAGGTCCCATCATACCATTTTTTTCACAAACTCTAAAGTGAACATGTGGTTTTAGAGAACCTTTGAATGGAACAGTATAACTTTGAGGAGAACCTCTGATTCGGAGAACACATTTGCCTGTTGCATCTGCTACAGCAACGCCGGAATTAGAGTAATCTTGATATGCTTGATCCCATGTTGATATTCCATTACCAGAAGAATCATGAGGTTCAGCGGCCCAGTAAATTACCTTGGCATTAGGGGATACACTAATAGATACTTCTTGATTTGCATTATCGGGTGTTCGTGTAGCAAAAGCGGCACAAGGAACTAAAGTTTCTCCTAAGAATGGAAGATATACATCGCGATTACAGAATAACATAACAGCAGAAAGACCAACTGCTAAATAAATTGCCTTTGTGACAATATTATTTCCTAGAACTGTTTGTACTAGATCTTTCTTCATAAATACTGCACTTAACCAATTAACACCTCCAACTAATACTAAAAATATTGAAACCATGTAATAATATTTGGATTTATACATTTTCATCGCTTCAGAATCGTAGTTCATTCTAAATAATAGAGAGACTATTCAAAAGTTAATGATTGATAATAGTTCATAACTTTTGGATGAGCACGAATTGCCTTTCTATCATAATCATGTAAATATAGTGCATCTAAATTTTTTACACGTGAAAGAGCGACATATGCTTGTCCATACTCAAACACAGATCTGCCAATATCAATATATGCAGAATCTAATGTAGCACCTTGACTTTTATGAGTTGTAATTGCATATGCAAGAACAAGTGGAATTTGATTTCTTGATACATTTTCATATCCATCAACCTTCCATTCATTATATTTAATTTCTGTTTCACAACTATGTCCTTTGAATAATACAAATACAGATGAAGATTTACAATCTTTAACAATACCTACTTTCCCATTCACTAACCCTTCTTCTTGATTAAGATTTGTAATAAGCATTACTTGTGCACCAATCTTGAGTTTAAGTTCTTCTACATACTGTGCATTTGAATCCATTTTTTTAATAGCGTTTTTAATAGGATCTGTAGACACCTTTCCTTTTGTTAGAATTTTATAGGTAAACGTTTCTCCAGTTAGTTTCTCTAAATTTTCTTTATTTACAGATTCTACAAGATCACGTCGAGTAAAGATTTTTGTTGGTTGAATTTCTTCTTTGCTAAAATCTAAATTGAGCCTTGTTTTGAGAATAGCATCGGTTTCATCTGATACTTTACCAATTCTAATTTCATTTAGAATCTTTTGAAATACAGGATCTTTCTGGCGATAAATTGTATCTAGGAATACAATTGTATGAATTGATTCATCCCACATAGGCGATTCAAATACAAATTTAGTATTAATAGGAGGAAGTTGATAGAAATCTCCTAGACAAATGATTTGTAATCCACCAAATGGAACATTTTCATTCCAACGTAGACGACGGCCGAGTTGATCCAACTTTTCATACATTTCATCACTCATCATAGAGATTTCATCAATAATAAGTGTATTTGTAGTTCGCCATGCTTCTCTTACTTTTGGCTGACATTTGCGAATAAATTCAAACATATCATTTACAGAACGAGTTCCAGTTCCAACACCAGACCATGAATGAATAGTTCGTGCATCAGAACCAATCAAAAGAGCAGCCATACCAGTAAGACTTGTAATGGCTACTTTTTTACCTTTTGATTCTAGTTGTCTTTTAATTTCACGAATTAGAAAGCTCTTACCAGTTCCACCAGGACCTGTAATGAATACATTATTGCCAACATTTACTTCATCTAATACAGCTTGCTGTTCTGCATTTAGTAAATAATGTGTAATAGGTTTAGAAATAGTAATTTGCTCAATCTTTGATGCGATATCATCTGCAATCATTCTGAATAAAAATAAATATACCATTTATAATTTCAATTTTAGCTAAATTCAACTGTTAATCCATCAACAACCATAGATTCTAACGCTTTTAATCTCCGTTCCATAGCGTTTCCTTTAAACTTCTTAGAATTATGCTTCCAATGCCATTCAAAACTAAGTGCTTTATGATTATCTTCAAACGGTCCTACTAAAGCCTTGCGTGTCCATACGCCTCCTCGTGTTGCTTTTGCGCCACCAGAAAGTTCACCATTATGCTGTCTTAGTCTTCTATCTGGATCAACTGTGGCGCCCACATAAGTTTTGTTATCACACTGTAGCAAATAGCAATACCACATATAAAAAAATGCATTCTATTTTTTAAACCGCTACTTTAACTAGCCAGAATTCGATTTATCACTAAGTTCGCTTCAGATTTAGAAAGACTGCGAGGACCAACAGTATTGGATGGGAATACATGAGCAGATATTTTTTCAATAATTTCTTTTTTCTTAAACAAGAATTTAGCATCTAATTTAATGAAATTATGTGCTTGGACACTATAAGCATCACCACTAGAATCAAACGCTTTTCCAGCATTTCCTCCAACTCTTCTAAAAGTTATATCTGAGTTTTTTTGCTCTTTTACATAATTAAATCCAACTTCTATAATTTTATTTTCTAGTTCACGATGTTCTTCTCTTTTTTCATAAATTACGAAGATACATGGAACATCATACGCTTTTCCATTCACCTCAAAACAATTCTTAGGAAGTTCTTCCGTATAAATATTATGAAAATTAGAATCAAATGCACGATACATACTTGGTTTTGTAAATGACTTTGGTAGAATAAAAGCAATATAATCTGCAAAGCTAGAAGAATGCTTGATAAATGATTTTGCTAAACTGGATTGAGAACCAAATGGAGGATTTCCAAATACAATACGCTTTTGAGTATGACTAGGATTCCATAATAAATAATCTCCTTTGATAATCTTATCATTTTTTGGCTCTATATCAATACCAATCACATTATAAGATTCTGGTAAACTCTTCATGAAGATTCCATTACCAGCAGATGGTTCAATAAATAAATAATCTTTTGAATTTTTAATTAATTCAAGAATCTTATTTACACAGTGTTTTGCAACTGCTTCAGATGTATAGAATTGATCTTTTTTATTTTCACGGAACTTACCAGTATCTTGAAGAATTTTAGCAGTATCTTGAAGAATTTTAGCAGTATCTTGAAGAATTTTAGCAGTATCTTGAAGACTCATTTTAGTACTAACAACTCGTACACTAATATTTCAACTTTATATGTTTTTGGTAGAACTTAAAAAAAATATATAATTATATTATATGGATATATTAGATTATATTAATATATCAACAGTAATACTTTTATTTGTATTAGTAATATGGTCTAAATAATTAAAACAATAAATACTTAATGGAAGATACATGTTATTATGTTTCATCACGAGGATTACTAAAGTCTTGTAATATATATAATACACATATAGGCTCAAGTGATACACATTTAGATATAGAAAAGTATTTAGCAATTAACAAAAATGATATAGTATATGTTTGTAACTCTGCTATTGAGAATTTTTTTAAAAATATTTTTCCTCAAATAAAAAATCCATTTATATTAGTTTCAGGTGATTCTGATGTATCTATGCCATTAGAAGATTATGAAAAATATGTAAATGATACTAAACTACTTGTATGGTTTTGTCAGAACTTAACTGTAAATCATCCAAAGTTACATCATTTACCAATAGGATTAGATTACCATACTATTTCTAAGCTAGGAGAGATGCATCCTTGGGGAGCAGGAATGTTGCCAGTAGAACAAGATAATCTATTAATACACTTAACTAAAAGTGAAGAAAATCGTTTTCTTGGATGCTATGTAAATTTCCATTTTTCAGAATGGGATATTAATCAAAGAGGTGATAGACAAGAATGTTTAAATGCAATACCAAAAGAATTATGTTATTTTGAGCCAGTATATTCTGATAGAATATCTACTTGGAGAAAAATGAAAATGTTCAAATATGTATTATGTCCTTATGGAGGAGGATTAGATACACATAGATTATGGGAAGCTCTAATACTAGGATGTATACCTATTATTAAGACTTCTGGATTAGATCCATTATTTGAAGATTTGAATGTATGTATTGTAAACTCTTGGAGTGATATAAATATTGAACTATTAGAAAGTTTTTCAAAATCTATGGATAAAGAAAAACTTACTTTAGAATACTGGATTAAAAAAATTAAATCGTATAAAGCGGAGTAAAGTATAAGTTTAGAATGGAAAATACTGATTCAGTAGTAAGATCTATTGTAAATAAGTTTCTACAACGTTCTTCAGTTGGTAAACAGAAATATGGAACAGATTTAGATCGTAAAGATTTATCAACATTTGATTGGATTAATCACGCGCAAGAAGAATTAATGGATGGGATTTTGTATCTTGAAAAGCTGAAACAAGAACTAGAAAATAAAAAGGATGAATAAATTATAATTTGGCAAAATCATTAAAATATTTTAACAATACATCATATTCTTTTGTATTTTTATCATATGATTGGATAACTGAATATAGTTTTTTACGTTTAGTATCATAAACTTTCTTGTTCTTTTCAGTTAATTTAGTATATCTTTCCATATATTCATTATATCTCGCTATCCATTTTGCAACTTCTTTTAAAATTAAATAATTTATATTTTCATATTCATTTACTTTATCTAGATACAACCCTTTTATACAATGTTCGTATTCTCTCTTTGTTTTTTCTGTATAATCATCATCAAGTATGACCCCACATTTATTAACAGCATTTTTTAAATCTTTAGTATATGGTAATTTTAATTCTTTATGATATATATCAATTAATTCTTCACTATTTTTATCTGTTAATGTTTTTAAAAGAATTATTTCATTTTTAATAATACTTTTAAATTTTAAGACATTCTCCATATTTATAAGGTTATGATCCTTGGGAATAATAGATTTATGTCTAGAAAGTTTAATAGAATCTAATAATTCTTCATTATTAACTTTTATTTTTTTAATTCCTTCTTTAATTATTTCTTCATTCTTTTTTTTAGAATTTTGATATAAATTATTTATTTCTGTTTTTAATTCGTTAACACTCATTTATTTCCTAATATAAAATTTTCTTTTTTATACCGGGATAATGTTGGAAAAGGTTAATTAAAAATAAGAACTTCATTTGTTCTAGAACTAGGATCTTTAGGATTGACAGCTCTCCTACAACTTACACTAATAGTTGTATAAGGTTCTGGAAATGAATTTTTTATAAGATCAACATCTGCATTTGACATCAAGAATTTTGCTTTAATTTCTTTAATAAGTTTAAAAAGTTTTACATGACTATCCATGCCAAAGCCTTCTTCTACATAATTTACAAACGTTGACTTTGTTTCTGGAGCATATGGAGGATCTATATATACAAAATCTTCTTCTTTTACAATTTCAAGTGCTTCTTCAAATCCACAAGACTTGAAGTGAACATTTTTTATAAGTTCACTCACTTCTTTTAAATGTGTCTCATCATAAATAGATGGAGCATCATAGTGCCCAAATGGAACATTAAATCCTAATGGTCCTTCACGATATACGCCACGAAAGCATGATTTATTTAAAAATAATAACATAGCACTTCCTTCAATAGATTCTTTATTTCCTAATCCGTTAAATTTGTTACGTGTATAATAATAATAAGACTCTTTTGATGTTAGACCATCTTCAAGAGTAAAAGCTTTTCTACAAATTATAGTTCCTTTAATGCTATTGTATTGGTCAACAATCTTTTTAACTTCAGCAATAAATCCATCTACATTTGTTTGAATATGTTTATAAATTGCTATAATATAAGGATTTATATCAGATGCATATACTGGTCCTTTAAAATTCGTGTGACTTAGAAATCCAAGAAGAATACTTCCACCACCAAGAAAAGGTTCATGATATGTTTGAATAGATTTAGGAAATTTAGAAAGAATTAATTCAATAATTTGCGTTTTACCACCGACCCATTTAAGAAAAGGGCGAGTGAGAGGTTTTGATAATTTAAGAATAGGTATTTCAGCTTTTTTACAAGGATTCTTTCTTGCTTTGTGTGTATCATAGTGAACTTTCTGCTTGAATGTTTTATCACAGATTTCACAAAAGTATGTGGGCATCTTCTAACAACCTAAAATGTTTTTATGATCGGGATGTTTGCAAAATTGAAACCAAATTTTGGAGTAAAATAGTATTACAAAAAATGATTAGTGTGGGTAATATTGATGAGACAGGTTATCTTAAAGGATTTGGTCGTCGTGGTTATACAAAAGCAAAATGTATTCTTGAACTAATTGCAAATGCGATTGATGCACTAGATAAAATTATCAATACTAATAAATCAATTGTATTTAATATTGAGCGTGACTATATCAAGATTATTGATGGTGGGTTTGGAATGAATAAAGATGCTGCTGTAAATATGTTTTCCATGCATCGTGAAAATCATTCAAATGATAGAAGTCGCGGTGTGTCTGGTATTGGTGCGAAGCCTGCGCAATCAAATCTAAGTAATCAAACAGAAGTAAAAATTTATTCCCACACACAAAATGGCGACTATATTTGTATTACTGCTCCATGGGATAAAATTCATAAAGAAAGTAAGTATACAAATATGATTACAATTAATCATATGAATGAGAATGAAAAGAAAGATTTTATTGATGAAAGAAATAAATATAATATGTTAACTACTGGAACAACAATTAAATTTAAGTATAATGATGCACTTAACAAGCTTATTCTTAACAATTTTAAACTAGTTACATCAAGCGAAGATGATGATGATTCGCTAAAAAATCCTCTTGATAGAATTGCTTGTGTATTTGGAAGAGATAATGTAAATATTCGTATGGACCATTATGAATCAAATGAAATTAAGATTATGAAAATGTATAACTATTTTGGTGAAGAAAATTCAAAATATTATACTGGTATTTCAAATTTCAAGATTGAACAGTATTCTTCAATAAACGATGATCGATTTATTCTGAAAGATATTGATGGTGATAAAGAAATTAATAAAACTGGTGTAGGCTTTTCTACCACTCCATTACCACTAACGAAAAACTTTACAGGATATAATCTTGTTGGTGAATATAATGTAAAAGTTGGACTTCGTGTTGATACAAAAATTTTCGATGAAAATTGTCCTCGTTTACTAACTGCTGATAAAAAGATTCATTATAATTCTTATAATACTGAACATATTGGTCAAGATAATAATGATTTCCTTTGTAATGATAAACTTGTTCGTAATAATCAACTTATTGGATTAATCAAAACAGAGTTTAGTATAGGTAGTGCACGTGCCGACGGTGAATCTCATTTAAAGATTAAACTCATCCAAAGTGATGTAGAATTTTATCCAATTTCAAATCATGACAATCGTCAAGATATGGTTATGGGAATTCAAGAAAATAAGAATCAGTTTAATGGTGAAGCCATTCCTAAAAACTTTACACGACTTCTAAAATCAATTAGGGAAAAGAAAGCAAAAGAAATTTTGAATTACTTTAATGAAAAAATTGGTGTAAATAGTGATAGTAGCACAGATACACCTAATAACGAGAAACCAGAAGAGAAAAATAATCTTAATATTATTAACTTCTTTGATAATATTAAAAAGGGAAATACAGCACCAGCACAAGCACAAGCACAAGCAGCAGAGTCAAATGCAGAACCAGAGTCAAATCAAGCAGCAGAGTCAGAGTCAAATCAAGCAGCAGAGTCAGAGTCAAATGCAGAGCCAGCACCAGAGTCAGATGCAGATGCAGATGCAGCACCAGAGTCAGAGTCAAATGCAGATGCAGCACCAGAGTCAGAGTCAAATGCAGATGCAGTACCAGAGTCAGATGCAGATGCAGAGCCAGAATCAGAGTCAAATCCAGCACCAGAGCCAGAATCAGATGCAGCACCAGAGCCAGAATCAGATGCAGAGCCAGAGTCAAATCAAGCACAAGCACAAGCACAAGCACAAGAAACAAAAGTTGAATCTTCTGTTACTCATAGAGTTCCAGATACTACAAAATATGTTGGTCTGAAAATTGATGCATGTTTTGATGGAAAAGTAAATATTTCTGAAAATGGACAAATTCTATATAGTGTTATTGCGGTAGGTCATGGAACTGATTTGAAAAAATACTTTGAATCTGTAAAGACTACATATTCCGATGAAAAACTAAAGTGTTTAGGAAAAGCTATGAGTGAAGTATTTAATTAAAAATTTACTTTCTATTTCTACATGTGGATCTGCGTTTACTACCGCCATATCTTTTATTGCGTGAGTAAGGTGTTTTGTGATGAGGTGTTTTATGATGAGATGTTTTATGACTATTTTCACTAAGTAAATCAATTCTTGCTTTGCCTTTCATATCAAATTTATCTTTTTCATCAGGGTGCATGAAAGGGCACATTTTTTCTTTATAAGCCCAGCAACCACCAGGATATGTAGAACCATCACTTAAAACTTCTTCTTTGAGTTTAAGATTTTCACATGCTTTTGCAAATTTATGTTTTAAAATATATTTACCATTCTTAAATACGCAGTTCTTAACGCGATTTTTATTAAGAATTATTTCTTTTAATTCCTCTAATGCTTTGCGATCATTCTTGGCTTTTTCTTCAGGTTTTTCATTTTTCTTCTTATCTTTGTCCTCTTCATAAATGACATCACCCCACATGTGTCCACTTTTTAATGCTCTAGCAAAATTTACAATATTACCATCGTATAATACGTGTCCCGTACACTTTTCTTCAGAACATCTTTGATATTCATAGCACATATCGCATTCTTCTTCAATATTCATTCTATAATCTAAATAGAAATTACTTATAATCTGGATTCCACTCTAGAATACATTCATTATCAAATACATCTTGAAGATACCAATTTTTACGAACAGGTATTGCATCTCCAAAATCAATCACCCAAATCTTATCTTTATATTCAATAAAATTATAAGGTGTTACATCTACATACTGAATATCACAATCATGATATAGAGTATATAGAATCTTATATATCTGACTAACAATATTTTTTGGCATATTATCAATATTTTCTCCATATTTATCTGCAATACACATTTCTGGAATTTGTTCCATTTTAATGTAGGTCTTATAATCTGTTTCAATAATCTTTGGCGCAAGATTCTTTTTTGATGCTTTCATCTGAAGTGTTACTTCATTACGAATTTGCTCTTCTGTTCTGTTACTAACTTTTTTTACAAACATACTATGAATACATTAATAATCAAAAATTCGTTTTTCAATTTTGCTCGCATTCCTACAGCGGTTTCGCCAAACCATATGTGCAGAAACAAATTCTCCATTTTTATATTCTTTTTTAATGACACTAAATCCATATCTACTATACCACGCGACGAGTCTTTCATCACTACTTGTTGCCAACCATAAACTCCTTTTTTCAGTCGAAGAGGCTATAATCTTCTCAAGAAGTTTAGAGCCTATTCTTTCATTCTGAAAATCTTTATTTACACATATATATTGTATTTTATGATTATTATCTACTAGAGCAAATGCTATAATAACATTTAGATTTGTTACTACAAATGAGTTATCTTCAGACCTATTGTTCCACGCTCTTATGAAAAAAGGTAATTCACTAATATGAAATACGTTTTCTAATAATTTTTTGCATGAATTATAATGTTTCCACTTTAAAGATATAAATGAATAATCTTTCATATTCTACTTTAATTAAATATTTTTTACCATGTAAGTTCCGCTCAATTCATATCCACACTTATTCTTATAATATTCACGTGTTCCTACACCAGCAATCACAGCAACCTTGTTCCATCCAGCATTCTTAGCAATCTTCTCAGCAGTTGACATAAGAAGTTTTCCAAATCCACGATGCTGAGAACCATTTGACTCTAACCCATTATTTACTCCTAGAGATGCACCATATACATGAACCTCGCGCACCAAAGCACAATTACTAATCTCTGGAATATATCCTCCACCAGGGAAAGGATCAAGACGGAGACGGAGAAATCCATAAAGACCAATATAAGTATCTAGATCACCAGGCCAATAAGAAAGGCGGCCAGTAATAAGAGTATATAGATACATATATACATGCATCAGCCAATACATTAATTTCTGAAAGAAATCCATTTTATGGGCTTCCACAGAAATATGATATTCAATTCCTCCAGATGCTTCATACTTTCGAACTGCGATAATAGGATCATATTTATCATGTTCCTTCTCACCAATCTCATTACACCGAATACAGTTACACTTCAACCCCTTCTTTTTCATTTGTGTATGAATTACTTGACGAAGATTTGAAATCTTATTGTAGCCTGCAGCAATATCATTACCAGGAATATCACGAACAAGTCTCTGAATTCTTACCCATGGATTTACTCTTGTTTTATAAAACACACATACATCAATCAAATCTTGTAGATTTTTCTCAGAATATGGCATGAAAGAACCATTATTATACATATCATAAATCTTAGACTTTACAATATGTGTATCGTCAAAGTTCTGAACAACTGCAGTAGGATAAATCTTGATGTCATCAAACTGCAAATCTGGATTTACAATAGCTTGTTCAAACATCCACTTATCTTGCTCTGGTGAACTGCCTGGCAAATCTGGCATAAGATGAACAACCACCTTGAGACCAGCTTGCTTCAAAAGACGAATCGCGTGAATAGTATCTTTTGTGTAGCACTTGCGATTAACCTTTTTCAGAATAGCATCATCATAATGCTGAACACCAATCTGAATGCGTGTAACACCCCAACGTCTATAGTCCTTAATTGTGTTTGGTGTAATATTATCAGGACGAGTTTCAAGAGTAAAGCCAATAATACGATACTTAGTTGTTTCATTTATAGTAATTTCTTCTTCAAGAGTCTTTGACACTCGCTCGTCATCAACACTATTGGCGGCCCAATAAAGTTCACGAATCACTTGCTCACGATACTCGAGAGGATAACTCTCCCAAGTTCCACCAGAGAAAATCACTTCAATCTTAGAAGTTTGTTCATCAGAAATGTTTCCAGTAACTTTATAAGAGTTAATGCGACTATTGAACTGTCCCTTAATGTCAAAGTTAGACTCAAGAGCACGAAGCATGGCTGGCTCATTTGAAAGATAAGAACGAGGTTGGGTTGGGTTTCCATTCAAATCGGTTTCTTGAGGACAATATGAGCAATCATACTTGCAACTAAACTTATTAGGTGCAAGAACAATTGTAACAACAAGAACACCCGAATTAGAGCGAACTTGCTTCTTAATCATCCAGCGACGCATCTTTGGTGTAATCTTTCGTGATGAAAATACTTTGCGATATATCTTATGAATTTCTTTCTTAGAAGGGTTCAATTGATACTGACGCTTTAGCTTGCGAACATTATCTTCAATATTATTATCAGGCGAATCAAGAAGTTCATTTACAAAATCCTCTAGCTCATGCTCATGCTCATGCTCATGCTCATCAGACTCGATAGTGTCGCTAGAAACAATATTCTCGATATCATTCATTTTTGATACAAATATATGATATATATAAAAATCAATTTTTTATTTAATCCTTTTTACCATAGAGGCTGAGCAGATAATCTAAGCGTTCCTTGCTGGGAGTCTTATTTTTTGCCGAAGCATGAGAAGCTCTTCTTTTATTTATTGTTTGTTTCTTTCCACTATAAAGTGTCATAAGATGTTTTAAACGGTCTTTCGGAGAAACACGCTGATGTTTTCTTGTATTCATAGTTCTTTTTTTTACGCTTCTTACATTTCTTGTTGCTGTTGTATGTTTTTTTACCCCAGAAGGTTTATTATTAATACGTGCTTTAGAAAACATAGCAGTAATATTGTTTAAATTTGCGTTTTTATTATTAGTAATTTTTGTATCTTTCATCATGTTTACAAGATCATTTAAATTGTTTGACATTCTATATAAAGAATATAAAAAATTATTCAAATAAAATTGAATAAATATTTAAATATGATTTTTTATCACGAAATGTCTGAGATTGATGAAAGCAGAGAATATAAGTTGACTGATAAACAGAAGAAGCATTATACAACCTATAAGGATATCAAAAATTTGAAATTTAAAACCGCAGAAGAAGAACGAGCATGGGCAAGAACTCAGAAGAAAGTATGCAGCAAGTGTGAAGAAAGTCTTCCACTATCATACTTTCATGCTAACACAAGTGGTAAAGATCCATTTAATAAAGAAGGTTATCGTCTTACAAGACCTGAATGTGGCAAGTGCACGAACGATGATGGATGCGGGGAAAAGGAAGCAAAAGATATTGCTAAAAAAGAGGGAAAGGCATATAAGGCGCCAGAAGGAACAAAGTGTGAACTTTGTAACAAAACAAAAGATATTGTATTTGACCATGATCATCTTAAAAATATATTTCGTGGATGGTTATGCAATTCTTGTAACAGAGCTTTGGGAGTTCTAGGGGATAATATAGAAGGATTGACAAAAGCTCTTAACTATTTGAAGAAAACTAGCTAGGTGCTAAAGTTTTCTGTAATCTTTCTTTTGAAAGATCAAAGTATTTTTTTTCTAGTTCAATACCAATAAATTTACGATTTGTTTTAATACAGCCAATACCAGTTGTTCCAGATCCCATAGTATTGTCTAGCACAATATTATTTTCATTTGAATAAGTCTTAATAAGATATTCAATTAGTTTTACAGGTTTTTGTGTTTCATGAATAGTATCATACTCAATATCAAATTCTAGAATTTCATTTGGATAATTTGTAAAAGACTGTTTATATTCTGTATTACTAATTAATTTGTTGTTTTCACCAAGATGATGTTTCTGATTGAGCATTTTGCCAATTCGCTTTTCAGAATTTTTCTTAACAATATTTACAGGAATTAGACCTTGAGGATTATAAGTCATATTTCCTGTAGTTCTTGATGCAGCTGCTGCACCACCTGGAGAAAATACACAAATATCTTCTGTGCATTTCATCGGTCTGTAATTTGCTAATAGAAACTGAGTTGTCTTATTCTTTTTCCAAATTAAATTGTATTTATACCAATCATAATTTGCTGAAATAAGTTTTGTTGTGAATGGCTGCTGACTAAAGAGTAGAATAACTCCCTTTGGTTTTATAAGAATTCGCATGTATTCTTCCCAAAGTTTAGTAGTATCAATAATACTATCCCATTTACATTTTGTTGAACCATAAGGCAAATCACATAATATAAGATGAATACTATTGGATGGAATTTTTTTCATTATTTCTAAACAATCGCCATGAGCAATTTTGATATTAGTGTTTAGATGTTCAAATGAATCGACTGTTGGCTCTACAACTGCTGACACCAAAGGTTCTGACTTTGGTTTAATAGGAAACAATAATTGTAAGAGTTCTTCTTTTGATTTACCAGTATATCCTTTAATATTTTTCTGTTTACATATTTCAATAAGTTCATTTCTAGTTTTTTTAGTAAAGACCATATTTGATATAATTATTATAAATCATTTAAATTATCAATTTTAAAAGCTTTTTGCAAGAATACTTTAAGATATTTTATCTAAATTAAACTAGATGATACACGTTCAAGAAAATTCTAATAAAACTATCCATGGAACTTACAAGTCAAAAGAAATGACATTAAAAGTTTTATTACCTAATAAAAGATTGGTAGCAGATAGTTTAAAACGTAAAGTAGAAATATTTCAAGAAACAGATGATGCTGTTTTAACAACTGTATTTAATAATAAAGATGAATGCACATTAAAACTTGAAAAGGATTCTGGTACTTATGCTATAAGTTTTACAAAAAAAATAATAATCAAAAAAGAAAACATGGATATGATTGAGAAAATGTTGTTAGATATGTCAAACGCTGTCAGCGATACTACAGAACTATTGAATTCTAGTTCTTCAACCAATCTTCTTTTAGATAGTTCAGTAAGTCTGAGTAGCCTCCAATAAATTGTGAATCTTTAAAAATCATAGGAAACGTTTTATATTCTTTTTTTGCTAGATTCTTAATAAATGGTATAGCCTTCAGTTTATTGGTAATTTGAAGTCCATATATAAAAGTGTAACAAATAAATATATAGATGGATCAAACTATAAGGATGTTTCTTGGAATAGCAGGTTTTTTTGCTTTCATAATTCTGCTTCATAATAATATTCATAATAAGAGAATTGTAAAAGAAGAAAAGCCAAAATATATACAGTATAGCTCATTTTCAGATAGATATTATTTTCTAGATCAAACAGTCTAAACCATTCACACAAATATTTAATAAGAATGTATGGAACACATAATAAGACAGGAAAGGAAATTCGTCTACTTCAACATACAACATCTACATGGCGCGATAAAAAGACATTAGTGTGGTTGAATGAGAATGATGATATGACGATTCCATGGAATCGTTTGGATATTGGTTGCGTTGGTTCTAAAAATGTAGAAAAAACAAATGCAGATATTGTTGTATGTGTAGATGATGAAGATGCAAACTGGATTCGTAATGGAGGATATAATAATGTTCGATTGCTGTTTGCTTCTAAAAAGGTTCTAGATCTGATTGGTTTATCATTTTTTGAAAAAAATAAAACAAATAATATTCTATGTATTGATGAATTACATTTACTTTATAGTTTTCTTGAAGAAGAATGGGATAATACAGTAAATGATGCATGTATTCTTGTAGCATTAACGCTACGTTTTGGTTACACATATCCTTTACAGAGCACATCACGAAATACTATGAATTTAAATATTTCTTCACAATTAGTAAAACCCCAACAACTATATTATATTACTCAGTATTATAAGTCAGAACAGTCAAAACGACAAAAAGAAATTGATAGATGTTTAAAAAATAATGTTGAAAACTCTTATATTGATCATATTATTTTATTAAATCAAAAAGATTTTTCATCGAGTTTTCCAGAATCTAGTAAAATTAAACAAGAAGTAATAAATGCTCGTCTTCATTATGATGATGTAATTCGCTATGTGTATGATACAATTCCTAGTGATTCAATTGTAGTATTTGCGAATGCTGATATATATTTAGATTCTTCTATAAGAACAATTTGGTCAACAAATTTAGAAGATAAATTCTTTGCATTACTTCGATATGATGATGATGGGAACGGAGGTGATGAAATTTTTGGTCCTCGTGCGGATTCTCAAGATACATGGATTCTTGCATCAAATTCTGTTAAAAATCGCAAGTGGAAGTATGAAGATTTCCATTTCTCATTTGGTATTTCAGGATGCGATAATGCAATTACACTAGAGATGTTACGTATGAAATTTTTAGTAGTAAATCCAGCACTCACAATTAAAACACATCATCTTCATTTATCACAATATAGAACATATAGTGTTGATGAAATTGTAGATAAGAAAGTATATTTATATATTGAACCAACTGGATTACATGATATGGAAGCAGTAACACAACTTCCATTTAAGAATAAAAATAGTCAATTTGATCTTGGAGCATTTGATAGAGAAATTCTATGTAATAACACAAATAAATCTGCTACATATTGTAAAATGATTGAGAAAGAAAAAAGATATACATTTAGTTCAAATGGAAAGAATACTTTTGAGCAACATTCTGTTCCTATTTATTATTTCGATAACGTGTTTCAAACAAATAGTGGATTAACTTACACTTATGATAAGATTTTTGTTGGGCCAACAAAGATTGCTACTGAGTACTGGTCTAAATCAAATCTAAGCACACTAACGCCTAGTATTAAAGTGAAAAAAGCATATATAGCACCATTACCTGAAGAAGTATCAAATAATATCGAAGATTATCTATTATATTATTTTGGTAAAATTCTTTTGATGCGTGAAAAATATGGAAGTGATGGAGAATTCTGGTGCCCTAATAGCAAAAATTTTATTCAAATGTTAACTTTATTCGATTGGAAAACAAAGAGTGTTCCAGTTATTTCTCATTCTGAAAATTCTCTTGCGTTTGTTCAAAAAGCGTATGTATGGTTTCCAAATGATAACTTAGAAGTCAGTTCAGAAGAAATGACTGTTTTACGTAACTTTATTAAGAATGATTTTACTGTTCCATCGAATATTGTTGTATATATGGATGAAGAATATATTAATACAAGTTTTATTAAAGAACTTGAAGCAAAGTATGATAATGTAGACGTGATTTTCCGTCAAACATCTATTGAGCGTAAAATTTCTATATTACAATCTGCAAAAGTATTAATTACATTAGGTTCTGATTCGAATGCAACACTATGGAAATATGTGTGGGCTATGGCGCCAAGTAGTACTGTTATTGATATTCAGAATGAAATGCATATGAATGGAGAAATTCATCATATAGTATCTGCATGTAATCTAAAACATGTTCTTCATATTGTTCCAAAAGGTTCTTTGACATCAATTATAAGGTCGCGTATTATTGATTCTATTCAAGAACTACAAACTAAAGTAGATTTACCGATTATTTATGTTCCCAATTATACAAAAGGATTCTTTGCACATAAAGGTGATTCATTCAGAGAGGTAATAGATTTATGGGTTGAACGAGGATATGTGCAAAAGGAATATGGTTCTAATAAAAACGTATGGATGAATGGTGTAGGAAATATTTTATTATATGATAGACCAAATTACGATTGGATTAAACAAGCAGATGGTAATGAACAAAATTGGAAGAAAGCATTATTTGGAAATCCCAAGCCAATAGGTGCAAATTCGAAAGCTTGGTCATTCTGGGCACGTAGACCAAGACTTGTGGAAGAAATGCTGAATAAGGAACACAAAAAGACTAAAAATATAGTATTCTATGGTTGTACTGAAAATCAAGTTCAGAAATTACATAGAACAAAACATGACTGGGCATCATGCTGTAATGAATTTGTGATGGCTTCTGAAAATGAATCTCCTAAATATTCTGAGCAAGAGTATTTAGATAATCTAGCACAGGCTAAATATGGTCTGTGTTTAGCTGGTTATGGTAAAAAATGCCACAGAGAAGTCGAGTGTATGGCGTTTGGAACTGTTCCATTAGTAGCACCAGAAGTTGATATGGATTCTTATGCAAATCCTCCAGTAGAAGGATTACATTATTTACGGGTTTCTTCACCAGAAGATTTAAAAGATAAACTGAGTCAGTTTGATGATGATATTTGGTGGAGAATGTCTGAAGCGTGTAAGAAATGGTACAAAGAAAATTGTAGTGTGGATGGAATGTGGGAATTAACTAAAAAAATCTTATAAATTAGATGGCAAAGAAAAATTTTCTTGAAAAAATATTAAAAGAATTATGTTTTAATGATATTTTTATGTTAATTATTGCTGTTATTGTGCCAGTTTATTTAATTGTCTCTTATGTTAAAAATAAAGAAGGATTTCAATCTTATGATGTAAATAAAAATATAAGTGATATTAAATATTATATTTCGCTTAAGTTAAATCCTGCAACAAATAATTCATATAAGAAAGCATTAGAAGATTATAAAACAAATATGAATAAAGATTACAATCCAGCTGATCAAAATCCAACAACAGTAAATCGTCCTACACAAGCAACACCCGGTCAAAAGGGTGATAAGGGTGATCAAGGGCAAAAAGGTGAACAAGGGCAAAAAGGTGATCAAGGGCAAAAAGGTGATCAAGGGCAAAAAGGTGATCAAGGAGAAAAGGGTGATCAAGGGGAACAAGGAATACAAGGAGAAAAGGGCGAACAAGGACTTCCTGGAATGTCAGAAGACTTAATTGATAGAATATCAAAACTAGAAAATGATGATGCTATGATAAAGTCTAGTATTAATAGATTTGCACAAGGAATACTGCCATTACAGTCACAAGAAATACTCCCACCAAAAATAGAGTCAACATTCACACGACGTACACTAGAGCTTCCCCAAACAACAGAAGTAGCACCAGTACCATCATCAGATATTCGTAGAATAAAATCAACACCTAGTCGACGTGGCAAACTGACACAGCAATCAGAACCAGAACCAGTCCCAGCACCGGCACCAGAACCCGCGGCATCACCAGAACCCGATGCAGCATCAGAAACAGAAGGATTTACAATACAAGGTTTAAATATTTCAAAGAATTCATTCATGCTAAAAGAATTTGGTTCATTATTTTAAAAATTGATTTAAAACACACGAATATATTTGTATTAGAAAAGATGACTGTGACTAAGACTTGTGTTCTTGATGGAACTGGCTGTGTAGAACTCCTTGAGTCTTTTGGTAATGATCTTACAGTTGTGAATGCTGCGCGTGTTTCTTTTGCAAAAGAAGTTCATGAATTCAAGGAAGGTGATCAGAAACTTATTAATTATCTAGTAAAACATAATCATATTTCTCCATTCTTTCATCCTCAGATTCGTTTCCGTCTAAAAATGCCAATCTTCGTAGCACGAGAATGGTTTCGTCACACAATTGGATTTGCACGTAATGAGGTTTCTCGTCGTTATGTAGACGACGAGCCAGAAATCTTTATTCCTAGTGAGCTAAGAGCTCGTGATAAGAATAAGAAGCAAGGTTCCAAAGATAGTAGTATTGAGAATAATGAGGAAATGGTTCAAAAAATCAGAGACTTTTCAAAGCAATCACTAGATCTTTATAATGAACTTCTAGCAAATCAAGTAGCACCAGAAGTAGCACGTGGTATTCTTCCACAGAATATGTATACTGAGTTTATTGAAACCGCATCTCTGTATGCTTATATGCGTCTATGTGCTCTTCGCATGGACCCTCAAGCACAAAAAGAAATTCGCGAATATGCTACAGTAATATCAACTCTACTAGAAAAGCATTATCCAGCTTCTATGAAAGCATTCCATGATCATTATGGTTCTGCATCTGAATCTGCATAATCAGTATTAAGAACTTCTTGTTTTCTATCATAACGCCCAACATATTTATAATTTAATGTATATACTTTATTTTTATTGGGTTCATAATAATAATTAGTTGTTCCAATTGTAATTGGTCTAACTTTTAGTTCAACAATATCATATACCTCATCTTGTTTAGATGAATCAATAACGAGTTTTTTACCAAAATCTTCTACAATATCATCAACAGAAGTTTTTTTAATAGTTTTTTTTGCTTTTGGCACAACAGGGTTTGCTACTACAGTATTTGCTCTTGATTTATTATAAAGAGTAATAAAGTTTGATGCAGAATACTTAGTAAGTTCTGGAAACTGTTTTATTAAGTCTTCTACCATTTTATTTTTGAGACCTTTCAAATTAACAATAGCAGCAAATATTTTTTCTTCATCAAATTGTTTTTTTGGCATTTCAAGTTCTTTCTTATATCCTTTTTGTAACATACTCTTAAACCATTCTCCTCCTTCAATATGGCTCCAAATTGGAATTGCTTCTCCTACTTTCCCATGAAGAATTGTTGGATGATTTGCACCATTTAATCTTCCAGTCTTCGAAATCGTGCATGTTTCAATACGTGCTTGTTTATCAGTACAAGAACCACATAAATCAGAGCCATTCATAGATACTCTATCGCATGTTAGAATATTATAGTAATATTTATTTGATTGAGAACCATCAGGATTCAGAAAAGCAACTCTACCTTTACCAATTATATCAGATGTTAAACGACCAACACATGCTGGCATTTTTGAATTAATAATTTTTATAACCTATTTAAATCAATTTTTTGTGGTTCATATATGAAGTTCTTAAGAATAGGTTCCGCACATGCTAAAAATGAAAGAGGATTTGAACTTCTAGCAAAAGAAGCAAATGCAGAGCTAGATATTGTTTCAAGCATAGATCATATTCAATATGAAACATATGAATTAGTATGGATTCCACAAGGATTATATCATTCGTTACAACTTCCAAATGCAAAACAAATCTTATATGGTCCTCATAATTTTGTATTTCCTAGCGAGCCATGGACGTATACTATATTGCCAGATTTTAAAAGATCAATATATACATGTTTATCTGAATATATTAAAAAAATATGGGTTCAGTTTCCTACAATAACTATTCCAGTAAAAGCATTACCTTTTCCTGTAGATATAGAGCGATTTAAACCAGATAATTCTGAAAAAGAGTTAGATTGTTTTGTATATTTTAAAAGTCGTTCAAGAGAAGATTTACAATATGTAGAAAATATATTACAATGTTTAAAATATAAATATACTGTTATATATTGTGGTAAATATAAAGAAGAAGATTATATTTCTATATTACAAAAATCGAAATTTGGTATTTGGCTTGGAGCACATGAATCGCAAGGATTTGCATTACAAGAAGCTCTTTCCATGGACGTTCCACTTATTGTATGTAATGTAAAATCATTACATGATGAAATAAACGGTGAAGGAAATCATAGTTATATTGAATATAAAGATAAATATGATTTAGCTGCTACATCATGCCCTTATTGGGATGCTAGATGTGGTATAGTAATATATGATTTAAAAGAGTTAAATACATCTTTAGAAAGTATTAAAAATACTTATACTCCACGTAACTACATTTTAGAAACATTATCACCAAAAGCATGTTATGATAGATTAATTGAATCTTTTAAAGAGTTATGAATATAAAAATCATCAATAGGACCATGATTCCATTTTAATATATCATCATTTCCTTTAACAAAAATGTATCCGTTCATTTCAAGAATAATACGTAACTTATTTCTCATAAATGGTCCTACATGGGGTTCATTATGTTCTACTGTAATACAGTTAAAACGATATTTAGAAAAATCAAAATTTTTAATAACTTCATATTCATGTCCTTCTACATCAAGAGATAAATAATCAATTACTAAAGGAGCATTTAATTCATTTAATAATGTATCTAGTTTCTTTGTTTTTTTATGAATTGAACTATTACCTTTTGTAAAAGGTCCAGCTGTAGTTTGAATTCCACTCGCTAAATCGCATATTGTAAATTCTACAATTTTATCATCTTCATCTGAAATACAATCAAAACTTATATTGCAGTTTCTAGATTTTATTAAAGAATCTTGGTACATAGGATTCGGTTCAATACATAATCCATTCCATTTTAAAGTTTTTTCAAAAAAAAGAGAGTTACTATATTCTAATCCATCCGCTGCTCCTAGTTCAATAAAATATCCATTTTTCTTATTACCTAAAATACTATGTACCCAAGTATCTTGTCCAACTTGTGAGTTATAATTTATATTATTGTAAACACTTAGTGTTCGTGCACTTGGGTCAGTAGCATCTGGACACCATTTAGGCATCCAGAAATAAGGATTTACGTTTGAATGACCTTTGTAAAATTGTTCAAAAATAACTCTATAATAATACATTTCCTTTGTTGTTGGTCTTAAATATGTATACTTATCTGCATATACTTTCCAGTCAGATATAACATTTATCTTTTCTTGAATAATTTGATACCAAGATTTTTCTAGACTACTAACTCCATCACTAAACGCTTCTTTCTTACGCCATAACACTTCATCAGGTAGCGTTTCTCCATCATCAAATGCTTTGCGAAGAATGAATTTCTCACAGCGCTCTCCTTTGATTGGTCTTCTTAAGTGTGTAGCAATAGATAGTGCTACTTGCGTAAATTGACGATCCAGAAAGGGGGTGCGAGGTTCTAATCCATGACTACTAATAGAACGATCGCTGCGTAATACATCAAAATAATGGATATCTTTTAATAGTCTTCGTGATTCATTTTCAAATTCAAAATTATTAGGAGCATTATAAAAATACATATAAGAACCAAAAAGTTCGTCGGATCCATCCCCATTAAATACAACTTTACAATCTGTATTTTCTTTAATATATTTACTTACTAACCAATTACCAACGCTCGCTCTAACACTCGTTGTATCAAAACTCTCAATATCATAAATGACTTTAGGAATAGCATTAAAAAATTCATCTGGTGTAAGAACGATTTCAGTATGATCAGATTTAATAAATTCTGCTACTTTTCTAGCATATTTTACATCGGTTGAACCTTCCATTCCAATACAGAAAGTCTTTAATGGAGGTAGATTTAATTCGCGAAGATTTTTTGCTACAAGAGAAGCAATTAAACTAGAATCTAGACCTCCACTAAGTAAACATGCAACGGGTCGTTCTGTAAGAAGACGTTTTTTAACAGCACTTTCTAAAGCCATTTTTAAAGCTTTAGAAGCTTCATCAACAGTATCATATTGAGGATTTTTTAGAAATGGAACTTGAAAATATGCTTTCGATACAATTAAATTTAAATTTATAGAATCATATACATTATATGTTCCTGGCATAAAAGATGTAATATTTTTACAAAGACCACTTAATCCTTTTAATTCAGAACTAAAATACTTATTATCGCCAATATATAATGGACGTACGCCATAAGGATCCCGAGCAATCAATACTTGATTTATTTCAAGATCTACTATGACTAGTGCGAAAACACCATCAAGTAACTGGAAAAAATGCTCTAGATTATCACGATTTCTTAAATATAATTCTCCTAATACTTCACAATCACTTTGTGATTTGATTTCAATATTATATTCTTTTGCTAATTCTTTCCAGTTATAGATTTCACCATTACACATCCAGTAAATACTATTCTTAATATTCATGGGCTGCATTCCTTCTGGGTTTAATCCGTTAATAGCTAAACGATTAAATCCCATAGTTCCAGCATCACCAACTGTAATAATTTTAGACTCTTCAGGTCCTCTTGCTTTTACTTTATTTACGTAGTATTCTACATTTGCGGTACAGAAGCTCCCCAAACAGAACCAAATGCCGCACATTCTAGTATAAATAAAAATATAAGTTTAAACCAGATGGATTTCTCAGATATTATTCGTAGAAACCAAGCATTAACACAATGGACATATTTAAAACAAAATACATTAGCTACACAATCAAATTGTAATTTTAGCACTTGCACACAATTATCCGGCTGTGCTCCAATAAATTATCAATCATATGAGCAGAAAAATATAATTGCATTAGGAAAATATAGTTGCTTAAGTTGTTCTGTTTCTTCAACAGCAATTTGTTTTCTTGGTTAGGTTTAAACGACTAATAGAATATATAAATAATGCCTATTCATGAAGTGAAGTCTATGGTTGATAGAGCAAAAGAATCTGTAAATTTAATGAAACAAATACTTGGTTTAGGAATTAGTGAAACAGACCCAACGTATGTAGATATTAAGAATTATCTAAATGATTGGATTAAAAGTGATGAACAGCGAATTAAGGAGTATGATATTGAGTTTTTTCGTTTTGGAAGAAAAGGCACACTCACTTTGCCTTGGCGTGCTGATAAGACTTGTGAGTTTTTCCTCAAAAAACCTAACGCTTTTTAGTACTTCGTTTTCTAGTCCAAGAAGTTTTAGATCTTTTCATAACTCTTCTAAATTTTTTAATAGCAGATTGTAAAAAGGATAATGTTTTTCCTTTTTTCTTTCTATACATTGTTCCTCCAGACATTATAGTAATTCCTTTTGATTTTACAAAATCAGATAAAACTTTATGAGAATTTCTAAATGCTTCATTTAATACAACTTTTTGATCTGTGCTTGAAATATTGGATGGAAGCCCAAGAATCTGCCATACAAGATGAGGGAATGGAGCAAGAATTTTACCTCTATTTTTAAGACCAATATAATTATCAATAGGTGTTTTAACAGTATCTATTTCTTTTTCATATTCAAATACAGAATTTGCAGCATCTTTACCAAATACAGTAAATGTAGTGCATGTTATATAATCACACGCAATAATTAAAGGATCTTCTGATTTAATAGAAGAAGGATTTGGATATACACCTCCACCTTGAAAATGACTGTATTCACCTATATGGTTTTCTAAATATGTAAAAATTGCTATAATTCTATCGCTGAATGTTTTTTTATCTTGAAGACGAAAAGCATCATCTTCAAATACAACACATAGTTGTTTGAACTCGGGATCTGTTTCCATGTGTTTTCGCATAATATCAGCATAAGTCTTTCCAACTTCTGCCCAGCCTCTTCCAGATTCTGATTTCTTAGACACCCAACGAATAAGGTTTAATGGTGTATCTTTAAATTCAGCTTGCATATGTTCCCATCTTTCTGGGGCTGTTTCTAAATTTATAACATAGGCATTCCATGTCTTTGCCATCTAGTTTAAGTTTAAATATTATTTTATAACTAAATTTAGTATGACTGAGTTCACTAGTGAAGGAGCTCTTTACGAGCTAATTGCTCGTGGTAATAAAGATGTTTATTTTCAATCTGATACTTTAACAGCACAAAGCCCATTTCGTAATAATTACAAACGTATTCCCGCATACGTTCATGAATTAAGAAAAATACCTCCAACCAATAATACAGACTTTAATAAAACTATAGAGTTTAATTTTGAAGTTGCAGGGGATATATATACACATCCGACATTATTGATAGATTTACCGACTTGGTTACCTAACAATCAAACATATACTGATATAAATAATATTCAACAACCAATTAACTATAATAAGAGTATTGTATATGATAGTTTAAATAATACATATGGATATACGAGTGGTATAGGGTATTTTTTATTTGAGTCTATACAAGTATATCAAGACCAAATTATAGTTCAAGAATTTTCTGGTGATGCTCTTTATGCTACAAGAATATCTAGAGGTTCAATCAATAGTGCTATGTTAGAAAATAATTTAGTAGGAATTCATGATGGTTCTGATATATCTATAAGTAGAAATGGAACCCCTAAAACTTTACGTTTAGAACTTCCATTAATAGGGTGTCAACAAAAAGATGATGGTGGATTTCCTTCTTTTGCTGTTCGTTCGCAAAATTTTCGCTTGCGTTGTAAATTACGTAATTTAGAAGATTTAATTGAAACGAGTGATGGTCAAGTGAAACCAAAACCATTTTCAACAACCATGTATGTTAAAAGTTATGCAACTCAAACTGTGTTAACACCTATACAAACACTCGATAGATATAAAATAGGAGAGCCAACAATATACCTAGAATCAAGACATATTTATGTAGATCCAGATACTCAAAAAGAATTAGTAGAAACATATATTGAAACTCCTTTTTCAAGATTATATGAAAATATATTTTATTTTAATGAAAAAAACTATACACCATTAGCTAGAGGAGCACTTGCTGATACAACAAAAAGAATAGATGCAGTTCATCCAGCATCTAGAATTGTATTTTTCTTACGTCAACAAACAGATATTCAAAAGAATAAATTATGGAAGATTACATCAGATGTTTCAAATAATGAGTATTATAATAATATTTCCTTATTAATTGCATCAAGAGATAGAGAAAGTTTATTTGCTCCACTTATTTGGAATACATTAACACAACATGCAAAAGAAGATAGATATTCTGGTGCTGGTTTAGGTATAATGAATTGGGATTTAGGAGAACAAAAAGGTAGAAAAGTTCCATTTTCAAGACAACCAGAAGGTTCAGTAAACTTTTCAACTGCTGATAGACCGACATTATATATAGAACTTCAACAAATTGCGGGTTCGAATAGAAATACTGAAATGAGATTGATTGTAGATACATGGGCTTCATATGAAACAGAAGATAGAAGAGGAAATTTAAAATATGCAAACTAATTTTGAAAAACTGCTTAAAAATTGATTACTATAATATAAATTAGTATTGTATTAAAATGTGTTCTGATCATTCTTCATCCGATGTAGATGTACTTGCGCATGTATCTAGTGAGCCTATTAGCTCTGTTGATTCTTCTAATCTTATTAATAATATTGGAGCTACTGGATCTACTGGATCTAGTAGTTCTAGTGAGCCTACTGATTCTAGTGTTCCTAATGCTTCTAGCGAATCTAGTTGCTCTGCTGAACAAAGCGAACCGTCTTTTACGTATGAGAAGGATGGTTATGATCTAACAGAATATGCAGTCGATTTTATGTCTGATGAGCAGGCTTATTATAGTATTATTAAATCCTATACAACTGATAATGTTGTAATACTATCTATTTGCACGAATGGTATTATTTCTTCTACTGTTTCTTATAACAGGGATAATAGTGCGCATGAGACTTTTAGAAATGAAGAATGTTCTAATGATTTTCCTTCACTAATTGAATGGGTAAATAATTATTATAATGAAAAGGTTTCTATTGATAAACTTCTAAATAATGTATTTATTGGCGAAGATCTTGTTCCTCTATGGAAAGTTCTTGTTGATGCCATGGAAGATGATACTGCAGACAATAATCATATAAATATAGTTGTTAGAAATCCTTTAACATCTTATGATCATCTGAATATTATTCTTACAGCGTGGCTAATTCTTGTAATTATTGCAGTTGCAACATTTGCTCTGCTAGTAAGTAACATTTAAAATTGATTTAAAAACTATACTATTATTTGTATTAGAAATGAGTTCTCTAAAGGAAGAGTTAAATCTTTTGATTGGTAAATATGGAATCCAGAGTGTGAATGTAAGTCTTCAGAAGCGAATGAAAGAAGATTATGAATATCTAAAAAGGCATTTTACAAAAGAGACAAAAGAGGCAAAAGAACAAGTGAAACGTGAAGTAGTAGATTTAGTGGAAGAATCTCAACACGTAGAACTTCCAAGTGTAGAAGTACCAAAACTAGAAACGCCAAAGAAAGAAACAGTAAAGGAAGAAAAGAAACAACGTGATCCAAAGGAAATGAAGATATGGCAAAAAGAACAAGAAGATAAGAAACGAAAAGAAAATGAAGAGAAAGGAATTAATCCAAAGGATTTACTAACAAAGGAAAATCTAAAGAAATGGATTGAAGATGAAGGGCGAACATATTCTTATATTGCTCGCGAGTATGTTGGGTGTAAAGATACAGAAGTTTCTGCTACCGCAAAAGCTTTTGGTATCGAAAATACACGTAAAAATCTATTAATTACTAGAAAAAATCTGTAGAATATCATGAAACATTTGTTTCTCAGAATTAGTATCTAATTTTTTAGATAGTTCATCTATATAATTAGATAAATCAAGATTAAATGCATATTGAATAGAAACCATTTTTTCAAGAATATTTATTTTATAATTTCTTGATGCAGAACATAATGGTTGATAAACACATAGTTTGGATTTATCAACATTTAATTCAAATGTAAGATTTGTATACACATATTCTGTTGAAAAAGTTTTATATTTTCCATCCCATGTGGTTAAAAAGTTATTTATAACAGTTTGATCTAATACATTAGGATTTAATATATGATCTTTTATAACTTTACGAAATAACTCTTTTACTTTTTTTGTATTTTTAATTAACATAAACCCAACATTTACAATTTCTTCTGATTCTTTCATAAAAACTATATCATTATCTTCTTTAAGAAATTGTTGAATATAATTGTAAAGTGGTTCATCAAATACAACAAGATCCACATCGCTAAAGATAAAAAATGAATCTTCTGGAACAGTATGTAATATATTCCAAATTTCATTATCTTTTATAAAACATCCACTAAAAAAATGAGTATTTTCTTTGTAGGTATCTTTATCAAATAGTGATTGATCTTTTTCAATCGCATATACATCAAAGTATGTTTCTGAAATTAAATTACTTAATATATCGTAAAAAACTTTATATTTTTCACTATATACAAAAAACCATGGGATTTTATCCATATATTTTATGATACATTAATAATCATAGCATTATCCGTAGATTGTTCTTTTTTTTTAGATTGTCTACGCTTTCTTGATGGTTTCATTTCATTATGAGATGATTCTACTGACATAGAATCTTCAAAAAGTGTTTGGAATATTGTTTTAAATGTGAATTGAATTTTCTCAAGATTGTGTTTTAGTGAACTATTTTGTTTCTGAATAGATTCTATTAAAAATTTTGTATTCCCTTGTTGTTCAGTAATAATTTTTGAAATCAAAATAATTTCGTTTTGAAGAATTGGTTTTAATGTATCTATTTTGCTTTGCAATCCAGAATCTTCCTCTAAATTAGTAGACTTATTATATAGTAATAGTGCTATTTCAACTAATGAGTTTAATACAGAAAATAATGTTCCACTATCATAATTATTGAATTGCTGAATATAAATTAATAACTGATTTGAACTTGTAAATTCTGTATAAAAGAAATCTTGAGAAGCTCCAACAATCATAGTATTAAGTGAAACGAATATACCAAGTGGACAATCACTGTGAACTTCTAAATCGCGTTTAAATTTATCAATCTCTTTTTTAGGAATATTGTAACTATAATTTTTAATTTCAAATAATGTTTTACAACCACGAATTTCTCCAAATCTATCACAACTTTGAGGAGTTTTTGATGTATCTTTTAAATGCCATGTAGTGAAGGTATCAACAAGAGAATCAAAGTCTTGTTCACCAGACTTCCCTTTATTAGATGATACGTTATTTGTGATTGCTTTTTTTGTATATTCATTTAATGAATTCTGAAGAGTTTCTATTTGTTGTTTATAGATTGATTCTATTTTATTATGATTTTGATCTATAGAAGTTTTTTGGGATTCTAAAGAAGATTGCAAATACTTTTCAAAATTATTTTGCGTAGAATTTTGGAGATTCATAAAGTTCTGATTTAAGGCTTGATAAGATTGAATTGATTGTTCAAGATTTGTTTGAAGTTCTTGAACTCTTCTTTGTAAAATAGTTTGTTCAGAATTTTTTTTACGTTCAAATTCAAATTGAAGTTTTTCAAGTTCACTTTGTTTTTGAAAATTTAATTCTGAAACTTTTTTATTTAAAATTTCTTGGAATTGAATGGAACAAGTACTTTGACGAAGTGACTTTAGTGCTTCTGATGAAAGTGCTAAAATCAATTCAAATTCTTCAATAGAGCAACTAGATAACTCATTTGGAATAGGTTTATTATGTTGCCATGTGCTAATATAAGCATTATTATCCTTTACTTGATTTAATAGAGCCATTTGCTGATTAATATATGTAATAAACGTTTAGGCATTTAAATTTATTTATAATAACTTACAAGTTCAGATAAGTTAAATTTCGGTGTAATATTATCTGATAAGAAAAATCCTAATGTTTTTCCTTGATCATTCAAGACTGGATTTGCTTTTGGAACTCCACATAGAGAATTACCAAAAATAGTTTGTGGGGTTGGATTATCATAACCGCCAAAATAAAAATATCGTATCTTATTATCATAACAATATTTAGTTAATTTCTTAATAAAACTTAATACAAGAGGTATACTAAATTCTTTTGTATCACTTCTTCTAAATTTACAACATGTTGGTAAACCAACTTCTCCAATCATTACACTTTTAATATTTGGAAAATTTTTAACACTATCTTTAACACTATTATAAGTATTTATAGTATTATTAAAATAATCATCTGCATTAGCACTACTTCCTAAAGTGTATTTGGAATGTATATTTGCTGAAACAAAATCTAACTCTTTATATAATAATTCTAAATCCTTTTTATTATATAAATTTTTTAATTGAGTAGTATAAAAACTGGCAGCTTCAGTTATTCCAATAGGTGGTAATTCTATATTTGGCACTTCATTTTTCATTTTTGTTTTAAATGTATTTATATAATATATCATTTTTCTTATATTATATTCACTATAAGTATAGTTATTATTTGGTTTTACAGTTTTAAATTGAGTTTTATCACTTTCTGTTCCTCTACTAGTTCTAAAAAATGCTTCATTCGTCATTGATATAGAATGAATGCCCTTAATTCCGTAAATTTTAATTATACGAATAAATTCATCGAACTGTGGCATAACATCATCTGGAACTACAGTTTCACCGCATTTTACATACTGAACATTCGTCCAAAATCCAGCATGAACTTTTATCATAAGATTATTATCTTTAATAATTTTTAATAATACTTCTAATTTATTTGGATTATATATACGTACATATCTACATACAGTATTTGCCTTCATTAGAATTGGTTTTATATTTGCCTCATTCCATGCTGGAACAACTGGAGAAAATACAATTCCGTAGAGCTTTTTAGTTTTAGTAGTTTCAAATCCTTCAGCATAATATGATTTATAAATAAAATAGACAATTGATAAAAATACTGTTAAATAGAATATGTACAGCCAAATATTATTTGATTTTCTTCTAGCCATCTAATATAATTAGTTTTTAAATGCAGAAGAAGAAGTGAGTAATCTCCCACCATCAACATGAACAACAGAACCAGTCATAAATCCAGATTTCGATGAATCTGCTAGAAATAATACTAATTCTGTTATATCAGATACTTGAGCTACACGTCCAAGAGGATGTGTTTTAGAACAATTCTTGTAATATTCATCTGCTTGTTCTTCAGACATGCCAGCGTTTACATGGAATTCTGTTTGTGTAGCCGTTGGTGCGATACACATTACACGAACACCTTTGGGAGCTAGTTCTAAAGCAGAAGTTTGTGTAAGCATTTCTACAGCAGCTTTCGATGCGCAATAAGGTCCAAGACCTAATGCTGGTCTAGATGCCAGTACAGATGAAAAGTTAATAATACTTCCTCGTGTTTCAATTAAATAAGGTATAGCATATTGACTCATAAAAAATGCACTTTTTACATTAAGATTAAATGCATTATTAAAACTATCTTCAGTTCCACATTCTATAGATTGATAAAGAGTAGCACCGCCAGCATTATTTACAAGAAGATTTAGTTGACCAAACTTTTCAATTGTTTGTTCAACTGCGCTAGCCATAGAAGTAAGACTTGTTAAATCTGTTTCAATAAAAAGAATTCTATTCGAAGAAATATTACTGAATACATCTTCTAATTTAGAATAATTTCTTCCAGTAACAGCTACATTATAATTATTATCTAATAGTTTATATAGAATACCTTTACCAATACCACCAGAACCTGCTGTCACTAAAGCTACTTTCATTCTTTATGAATATACTATGAGCTTTTAAACCAATTATCTTGATAACATTCCATATACCATTTTATTGTATTTTCTAATCCAATATCAAATGGAACCTTTTCATTCCATCCTAAATCGATAAGTTTTTTATTTGAAACACTATACCGTAAGTCATTAAATAAACGATCGGAAACATATGTGATATAAGGTTCTATATCATCAGTATTTTTTATAACTTTCACTATTTTTTTAATAATTTCTAGCACGTTAAATTCATTCTTAGAACCAATATTATAAATTTCACCAATAACACCTTTAAATAATATAGTTTCTATAGCAGTTGATACATCATCTACATAAATAAAATTTCTAACTGTATTTCCTTTACCATGAACTGTAAAAGGTATTTTTTTATTAATAGATGTAATACATTTTGGAATAAGTTTTTCTGGGTATTGGTGTGGTCCATATACATTATTGCCACGAGTAATAATAATAGGAAGTTTAAATGAATGATAATATGAATATACTAAATGTTCAGCACTTGCTTTTGTAGCAGCATATGGATTTGTTGGTTTTAGAATTGTTGTTTCATGACATTCATCTCCATTTAATTCTACTTCGCCATATACTTCATCTGTGCTAATATGTATAAACCTCTGTATCTTCCCGTATTCTTTAGAGCATTCTAGTAAGGTATGTGTGCCTAATACATTATCACGGGTAAACTGAATGGAATTACCAAATGAATTATCAACATGCGTTTGAGCTGCAAAATGTATTATAGTGTCTACATTATGATTATTTAGAATATAATGAATCATATCAGAATTACATATATCACATTTATAAAATTTATAATTATTATTTTTAACATTTATATTTTTTAGTGAAGAACAATAATCGAGGCGATCTACATTTATAAATTGAATATTTTTATATTTATTAGATAAATAATTAAGAACATTAGAAGCAATAAATCCACATGCTCCAGTTATAAGAATTACCTTTGGATCATATTCCATTTATTATATATTTATATATTTGGTTTAAATAACTTCTAAATATAAAACATATGGCAACGGTTCTGTTATTAGGCTCAAATGGATGGATTGGTAAACAATTAATACCTATACTGCAAAGTAGAAATGATGTGTCAATAGTTCATGAATCATTTATTAGAGTAGATAATATAGAAGATATAACACAAATTATTGATACTTTACAACCAACACATATTATATCTACAATCGGAAGAACACATGGTGTGATTGACGGTAAAATAATTCCTACAATTGATTATTTAGAACATGATGGTAAGTTAAAAGAGAATATTCGTGATAATCTGTATTCTCCTATTATTCTTGCAAAACTATGTAGTGATCGTAATATTCATTTGACATATTTAGGAACAGGGTGTATTTTTGAATATGATGGTGATGAAATGTTTAATGAAGATGCAAAACCTAATTTTTTTGGCTCATCATATTCTATTGTAAAAGGATTTACTGATCAACTTATGAGTTTATATAAAGAGAATGTATTGAATGTTCGTATTCGTATGCCTATTACATCCGAATCAAATCCTCGTGACTTTATAACGAAAATTGTTGGGTATGAAAAAATATGTAGTATGCCAAACTCTATGACTGTATTAGATGAGTTATTACCAATTATGGTAGATATGGCTCTTAAAAAAAGAGTAGGAACAATAAATCTTACAAATCCTGGAACTATTAGTCATGAAGAAATTTTACAAATGTATAAAGAAATTGTAGATCCAACAAAAAGATGGCAAACGATGACTTATGAAGAACAATCATTATTATTAAAATCTAAACGATCTAATAATGCATTAAATACTTCTAAACTTATAGAGTTGTATCCAGAAGTTTCTGATATAAGAACAGCAGTATATAATGTTCTTAAAAAAAGAAATCTATTATAATAAAATTGAAAAAAAAATTTCAATAACTAAAGTTAGAAGAATGGATAACAAAAAGAAAGTGTTAGATGCACTTGAGACTTTACGAATCAGAGATTTACAGTCTGGAGAAAAGTTTTCTGCTTTAGCTTATACAAAGGCTATTCGTGAATTGAAGAAGTTAGATTCTATTCAAACTATAAGCGATGTAGAAAATGTGGCTGGAGTAGGAAAGAAGATTAAAGAGAAGGTGAAAGAGATTCTTGAAACTGGTGAATTAAAAGCTGCTGTAAAGGCAAAAACAGAACTTTCAATTGATGTATACCAAGATTTATTAAAAATTCAAGGTGTAGGTCCTGTGAAGGCAAAA